ACCGCGCTTGGCTTTCAGATAGCGCCACTTCGGAAGGATCGCTTCGGGCTCGTCGAGATAAGCGTCAGAAAGCGCGGCGACTGCTTGCATAGAGTGGCCGAGATCGCACAGGAACATGGCCTTCCCGCAACGGAACAGCGCTTCCTTCTTGGTCGGCACCTGACCGCACGTCGTCCAATAAACCCACGCGTCATCAATTTCATCGAGCGTCCATGTGCCGAGATCCAGCCGGGATTGTGCGACATCGAAAATCTTCCACTGAGACTTCACGCGGAATACCAGCGTCGTTCCCGGCACTACGGCTTCCACGAACTCAAGATGATCCCTCAGGCGATAGAGGCACGCTGGAATCTCGTATGATGGGAAGTGACAAAAGTCCTGCCACGCCATGATTGCGCCGGGTTGCAGAGCGTCTCTTAGTTTCGTCAGGACCGATGAGATTGCAGGAACCCGCTTCGGTGCGTCTGTAACTAGGAGCGAGATCGGAGAAATGCCCCAACGCATATCTTCGATCTTGCCCTGATGCGGCTCAACGAACTCCATCAGCGGGCCGAGATTGTCCTTGAACGTCTCGAAACTCAGGCCAACAGGAACGCGATCAATTCCGTGGCTGTCGTAGAAGGCTTTGACCTTCTCAACGTGGCCGGTCTTTGAAATGAACTGGTCGTAAACGTGGGCCTTGGTGGGCGCACCGCTGTCGCGGACACCGGCCGCGATATATGCCGTCGAGGCGCCCATCCATGCACCAAGCTCAACGACAGCTCCCTTCGGAGCCGCAGCCTTGGCGAGCCGGTAATAGCATTCACGCTCGGCATCGGTTGTCATCGCCGCGATCGGCGGAACGCCGGTCAGCTCATCGACACGCTCAGCAACGTGTGCCTGCAAATCACTTCCCCTGCGAATTGAGTAAGGCCAAGCACTTGCGCCATTGCGAGGCGGTGATTGCCTTGGTTGCCGATGAATATTTCGCCGTCGCGCCCGATTAGGAGCTTCGGCAGCGGGCATTTGCCCTTGAAGCCCTTGCGCTCCAGGCTTTTGAACATCGCGTCCACGCGGCTGTAATATTGGGCGAGCAACGCTTCTAAGGTCGGCTCGCCCCGGACCGTCTCGCCGCTCTCGAAGCGTCTGCTGTATGTATCGGCGAACAGGTCCGTCTCTTCCCAACGCTTCCCCTCGGAATAGCGCTGGACGATTGCTCTGTGCTTCACAGCATCAGCTAGAGGGAAGCGGCGTTCAATATCCCAATCGCCGCCAGTTTCGCCTCTCAGGTCATCGTGAGGGCTGATCTTGTAGCGGATTAGGGCCGGATCGACCCAACTAGCGCTCACCGACCACTATCTCGTCGCCTTCGCTCACAACCTGCGTAATCCGGTAGCCGTGGCGCGTAAGAAGCTCCGTCATGCCTTCACGGGCTGCGTAGCGGTTGAAGTCGCCTAGAGGCTCGTCAGGAGCGCCTTCACGCCAACGGCGAGCTCTGTTCGCGTTCCCGCATAGAACGACAGTCGGAATGAACTTGGCGACGTCGCTGAAAATCGTGTTCAGCCGGCCACCCAAGTAATAAATCGACCGGACGCAAACGAGCGCGTCCTTGTCCTTGAGCGTCCACAGGTTGTCCGCGATGTCGCCGTTGATGAATGTCGGCGCGATGAACCTCTTCTCGCGGCCAAGCCATTCGGCAAAGAGCGTCTGTGCCGTCTCGTGGCGTTCCGCGCTGCGTTCGATCGCCGTGACGCGCTTGCCCTGCTTCGCCAGCAGGAGAGCGAGCACGCCTTCAGCCGATCCTATTTCGAGGATTCGGTCGCCTTTGATGAACGGAAGAAGCCGCGTGTATTTCGTCGGGATTTCGCCCGCCCGGATCGCGTCCTCGTTCTTTCGATAGGCGAGCGAGCCGGTCACTTCTTCGCGGTTGCCCGCTTCTTCGTTGTCTTCTTGGCTGCTGGCTTCGGCGTTGCGGACTCAGATGGCGCAGCGGCAGCCCGCGGCTTCCTGTCTGTGATCTTGCCCAAGTGCGTATAAAGCCGCGATGTCGGACCGTCCATCTCGACAGGATCGCCGGCCGTCAGCATCCGAGTGCCGTATTTGAAAGCGCCAGTGGCATAGAATTGCTTCGTCGCCATGCGTTAGCTCCTTGAAAAATGGGCGGCGGTGCCAACACCGCGAAGGACCGCCGCCCAAACCTCAACCGGGGGACTGGCTGAGTTAGGTGTTGGTTGCGCCACCCCATGCCGCGCCGGTCAGATAGACCGCGGCATTGGCCCGACGACGCGACCAGTTCAGGATGCGCTCGCAACGGAACGCAACGCTGTTCGTCTGGAACATCGAAACGACCTGAGAACCGGTCGGCGTAACCGAGTTATGGTTCGCGTTCGCGTCCGTGGTCATCAGCAACGAAGCCTCGCGGCTTACGTCGATCATGAACCCACCCTCATCGGCGAAGTAAATCTCCGAGGGCTGAAGAGCGACCACGACACCCGACGGCACGTTCTGAGACGTGATCACGTTGATGCCCTGGATTGACCCTCCGTTCATGTTGACGTTCGGGAACTCAGGCTGACCAAGGGCATTGATCGTGAACGATGCGCCCAAAGCCGTTCCAGTCCGCATAATCAGGACAGGAGCCGCGCCTTCCATGTTGTTGTTGACGAACACCTGGAGAAGGTTGCGGATGTCGAGACGAATGTCGTCCGCATCTCCAGTGCCGCTAGCCGCAATCGAGATCGCGCCATTGGCAACCGAGGCCGGCTTTACATTGGCCGTCCCGCCGTTGGTTGGGTCGATGAACGCAACGTCGATCAGCTCGACAAGTGCATTCCGGAGCTCATCACGAACAAGCGTTTCCGCCGATACTGCATTCGAAAGCAGCAATTCTTCGGTCAGAACCGCGATATTCGCGCACTTCAGGGGCTCGAGGAACGTCTTGTCGAAGTTGAACGAGGTCAGTGGCTTTGCAAGGCCCTCGCCGACCCAGTAACCTGCGCCGCCGCTGGTCGAAATACCAAGAGCGGTGCGGAACGGGATCTGACGCAGGCCAGGAATGCGGCCGACGATCGTGGCCGGACGAAGGAACTCGGCGAAGTCGGCAAACGCGCCGCCCTCATCGAGAACCAGGTCAGCCGCCCATGTTCCGGAAATGGTCGAGCCGGCAACAACATTGCCCTTCTCGTTGCCCTCCCATTCCAGCCGGTTTCCGCCGCGCTCGTAGATGCGCTTTAGAGCCCCGACCGCGTTGCTCTCCGGACCATAGCGATGCTCGGCGAGCATGACGGCGCGGGCAATGTCGCCATTGGCAACGCCCAACGACTTGACCAACCGGGCCAGTTCCATTCCCGGCTCGAGCTTGGGCTGCGTCTTGACGACGATCTTGCCCTCGCGGCTCGTAGATGCGTCAGAGGACGTTGAGCCGGCAACAGGAACGGCCTTGGCGCCAGCTTCCTTCTCAACGCGCGCGAGGCGGGCGAGATGCTTGTCGATGGCTTCGACTTCGCTGGAAAGAGTGTCGAACTCTTCCTGCTGCTCGGCGTCGAGGGTTTCGCCCTTGTCGGCCGCTTCGTCCATGATCGACTTCTGGCGGTCGGCCTTCACACCGCGGTCGGCGGTGAAAGCCGAAATCTGTTCTGCGTAACTAGCCATGACTGGCCCTTTCCGTGTGGATTTTGTTGATGACGAAAGGAGCCCGGTCGCGGGCAGTATCCAGCTTCACCACGCGGACTGACTTGCCGGTCGCGGCTTCGTCTGCGGGCTTTGCTGGAATCTCGGGGTCGGGAATGCCGTGTTCCTTGCGGAGCGCTGCGTCGATCGACTTGACCGACGTAATCAGCGCATCGGCATTCGCCGGAATTGTGACTGCGGAGAGCTCATAGACCTCAGTCTCGACGAACCGAACGCCGCCGCTGTCCATGAAAGCATATTCGATGGCGCGGAAACCGATGGATACGGCCCTAACGAGGCCCATCTTGATCGACTGCCACGCCTCGTCGAGCCTGTCTTTCAGTATTCCGGGTTCGTCTGTCCCCGCGATCTCGGCTTCGAAGTTGATCCCGTTCTTGGTCGGGTTGTCGAACTTCACCGAGCCGATCGGCTTGTCGTGTTCGTGCTGCCACAACAGCGGGAGCGGATTGGCGAACTTCACCCCGAGAGGATCAATGATGTCGCCGACGCGATCCACGGACGGCGTTGTCGCCACGCCGCGGATGATGCGCTTTTCCTCGTCGACCGATTTGATGTTGAGAACGGAATAGGCCCTGTTGTTCATAGGAGCCTCCTTAGAAAATGAGCATTTCATACAAAGCGGCTGGCTCAACCTCATCAGGCGCCACGCCAAAAGCCATGCAAAGCGCAACCATGCCGTCTATTCGGCCCGCCGCCTTCGCCTTGTTCAATTTACGGCCGCCAGCGGGATCAGTTGTTACAACCGCATTCGCCGCGCACATGGTCAAAACAGGATGGTTGCCGTGGCGAACCTTGCGCTCGAGCAGTGCCGCTTCTGTGTCTCTCAAAGCTGGCGACATCGACTG